ATCGAATGATTCTTGAACCTGATGTCGTAAAAAAACAACGTCAAGAAAGGGTGAAAAAACGAAATGGCATACGCAACACAAGCATCAGTTGAGGGGGTTTTGGGGCGACCATTGACCGCCGCCGAAATAACAGCATTGCCAGCATTATTGGCATCTGTTGACGCATACATTGAATCAATGACACGTCGCAAGTTTGAAACACCGACCACGCAATCAACCAGATATTATGATGTCGAACACAGCAAGTTGCTTGATGTTGACCCTTTCATATCAGACAGCACACACGCATTCGTGCTTGCATACGTTGATGAACTTGAAAACGTCATTGAAGTCATCAATACAGGCGATTATGAAGCCCGACCACGCAATGACAGCATCAAGACGTATTTTCAACGCCGAAGCACGCCATGGGGTACAGGATGCACGCACAGAGTGGCAAACATCGCATTGACCGCATTCTTTGGCGGTGGCGCAGTACCAGCCGACATCGCATATGCAGCATCATGGCTTGCAGCCAATGCACTTGGTCAAACATCGTCATTATCGTTGAAATCAGAATCAATTGAGGGGTACAGCCGAACATTCGCCGATGCCACCAGTTCAAACAGTGTCATTCAAGCCACGTTCGACAAATATCATGAGGTGCTTATATAATGCTTGACGGCTATTTCGTTGATTCATGCGAACTTGTCACCACACAGCGCAACGATTATGGTGACGAAATTGAGGGCGTCACACAGACGCTTGCTTGTCGATGGCGTGACATCACCATGGTGCGCCGTGGCAGTCACATGGACACGAACGATTCAAACGTCTTGGTTCACTTTGCACCAACCGCACCAATCGTGCGTGGTTCAGTTGTCAAGCATGATGGCGAATATTTCCAAGTTGAACGAATCACATTTGCCAAAAGACTTGGCGAAACATCAGTTCAGTTCATCAAGTGTGAATTGAAAGTGACATCATTGGGGGTTTCATAATATGGCAACTCGTGTCGTCAACAATATGGGTTCATTCAGCCGTGCCAATGAAAAGGCAATGGAAAGCGCACTTGCAAGAATGCGCAATGATATTTTTGTGTTGTCGCAATTCAAAGTGCCGTATGAGGGTGGCGAATTGAAGTCAAGCGGTCAACAATTACAGGTTGGCAGGCTTCACCATCGTGTTCAGTACGGTGAAACAGGTGCGGAAGCATACGCAGGCTATCAGCACAGAGGTATGCGCAAAGACGGTTCACACGTTGTTCGCAATTACACCACATCAGGCACACAAAAAAACTATTTGGGCGAATCGGGTGCTATAATCGTGACAAAGGTTGCAGGGTATTTCAAACGTGCAGCAGAAAGCGTGAGGGTATAAAAACATGTTGAACACACCAATTGTCAAAGACATATGCCAATTCTTGAGTGATTACAGTTCATTGACGTTGAAAACTGACCTATATGCAGGCGAATTGAAGCGTGGTGTGAATGGCGTGTTCGCTATTGCCGCACCATCCGAAGCACCAGACAAAGAAACAGGCATCATCTATCAGTCAATTGAATTTTGGGCTAGAAACGACGACACCGAAAAGGCATTCACGCATCTGACTGAAATATACAACTTCTTTGACCGTCGCCACCATTACAGCACCAATCACTATTTCATACACTTCAGCCATTGCGAATCACAGATTGAAGATATGGACAAGGATTCAGAAAACGCCAAGTTGCTAAAATTAAGCGTTAGATTTATACTAAACAGCACAACAGCATTATCATAGAAAGGTATCATGACGATATGACACAACCACAAACAATCGACCCGACATTTGACTTGGACTTGGACACACTGTCGCAGCAAAAAAAGCGTGTGCGGATTCACGGCAATATTATCGAGTTTTCACCACCATCACTTGAAGATTTGATTGAACTTGCCAAATTAGGCGGTCAAGTACAGAAATATCAGCAAGGCGGTTTGGATGCCAACAACGTCGATGACATGTCGATGCTTATGGATAAACTGAAAGACGGATTGGCAAACGTCGTGCCAGAGTTGAAAGAATACAAGTTGAACATGCAACAATTGCTTGCATTGATTGATTTGCTTGTTGATTCAGCACAGCCAGCCGACACCAAAGAATTGCAAAAGCGTGGTATTGCGCTTGACAACGACCAAAAAAAAACAGTGTCCGCTTGATTAAAATGGTCGCATATTTCTTGCGATTCTATCAAGGTTATACAATGACAACACTGATGAAAGAACCAGCGCACTGGTTCTTTTCCATGTTGAATCAAGCGTTCAAACTGGATTCTGAAGAACATTTGAAACTGTTGGGCGTCGCAGCATATCCACACATGAAACAGCAACAGGCAAATGAATTGCGTCGTGCTTATGTTGACGGCAGTCGTGATATACTAGAAATATTGAAAGATTTCAATGATAACAGCGGAATTGAGCAGTTGAAAAAGGAAATGTGAGCAAACAAATATGGCAGAAAAAGTCGGCACAATATACTATGACCTAGACTTGGATGATTCCAAGTACACGCAGAAATCAAAAGCGGCTGGTGCTGATGCCGACACGTTTGGCAAAAAACTTGGCAACGCTTCATTGGAACTTGCAGCATTAGGCGCAACAGCAGCCATTGCCCTTGATAGGGTTGTTTCATATCTTGACAAAGCCGTTGATGCAGCCGTTCGCCAACAAAACGCATTGATGGGGCTTTCATCAGTTGCCAGAGGTACAGGCAACAGCATCGACGCAGCAACACAAGCAGCCAAAGATTTGACGGCTGATGGTTTGATGCCAATCGGTGATGCGGCGACTGGTTTGAAAAACTTGCTTGCATCGGGATTCAGTTTGCCACAAGCAATCAAGTTGATGGAAGCGTTCAAGGATTCGGCGGCATTTGGTCGCCAAGGTTCATTGGAATTCGGGCAAGCCATTTCAAGTGCGACAGAGGGTATCAAAAACGGAAACAGCATTCTTGTTGACAACGCAGGTGTGACAAAGAACCTGTCGAACATATTGGTTGACGCTGGATTCAGCGCACAAGACTTGTCAAAAGCAAGCCAAGATGCAGGCGTTCGTATGGCATTATTCAATGGTATTATCAAAGAAACATCGAACCAGACAGGCGATGCCGCCAAACTTGCAAAATCATTCGGCGGTGCGCAAGCGAAGATGTCAACTGAAACAACAAAACTGAACGTCGCATTGGGTACGGCACTTCAACCGATATTGACAAAAATCATGGGTATATTGTCACCACTTATCAAGAAATTCACCGACTTTGCGAATCAGAATCCACAGTTCGTGGCAATGGTCGCAGTCATCGTGACACTTGGTTTGGCATTGGTGGCATTTCTTGGCATTGTCGGTGCGCTTGTCGGCGCAATCATGAACCTTGCACCACTGTTCGCAGCAATCGGCGCAGTCATTGCAGGAATCACCGCACCAGCTTTGTTGATTATTGGTGCAGTCATTATCGCCGTCATTGCAATCGTCATGGCACTTCGTGACAACTGGAATACAATCGTGAATTTATTCAATCAGTATTTGAAACCAGCACTTGATTCAATATGGGCGTCAATTCAATCGCTTTGGCAATCACTGGTTCAACTTTGGAATGTCATTGCACCGATACTGATTCCAATTTTGAAAGTGTTGGGCGTCATTTTGCTTGTAGTATTGGGCGCAGCAATTGCCGTGGTAGTCGCAGCCGTTTGGCTTGTCGTCAACGTCATCAACATTGTCATTCAAGTATTGACTTGGCTGGTCACTACCATATCGGGTGCAGTTGTCGGCGCATGGAATGCAATTTCAAAGTTTTGGAATAATGTCGTGAATGCTTTCAATGGCATCAAAGACGCTATTTCAACCGCCATCACAACCGCTATCAATAGCATTGGTGGCTTCATTACAAACGCAGTGAATGCAGGAAAAAACTTGATTGATGGTATTGCAAAGGGAATCAGCGACGCCAAAGATGCAGTATTCAATAAAATCAAAGAAATTTGTTCGGGCGCACTGGATGCAGTCAAATCATTCTTCGGAATCAAATCACCAAGTCGTGTGATGGCATCAATGGGCGATTACATGATGCAAGGTATGCAAAACGGCATTGAACGTGCTGGTGGGGCTGTTGTTGACGCCGCCACGACGATTGCCGACAAAATAAGCACAGGCATGTCAAACAGCTTGCAAAACGTGTCAGACGGCGCACAAAGCGTCGTGGGTGTATATTCTGGCATGTATGGTCAATTGAATGCGATGAATGCAGTGCAAGCAGGCACAATCAACGGCACAGTTTCGGCAATAAATGGCGCAGCAGCGGCAACCGCAACAACTGGTGGCGCAATCGCACAACCAGCAATCAATGTCACACTTGAACAAAGTGGCATCGTGGCACGTTCACGAAGCGAATTCCGTGACATTATTGCTGATGGCATCGAAGCCGTCAATGAAGATTTGCGTGCAAGAGGTTATGGCGAAATTGGCAACGGTAATGTGAAAGGAATGAGTACAATATAATGGCAACAAAAGACATGCGAATCATTGTGAATGGAACGGTTTTGCCGTTATATTCCACGTTATCAGAGAAATTGACACCGATTGAAAGCGAAAATGTGACGTTGGATGGCACTTTGTACACGGACTATATCAACAACCGCCGTGGTTGGGTCGCTGGATGGGATAAACTGAAAGCAGCCGACTATGACATCATCCGTGCGCTATACAATGCACAATACACGACTGAAGCCGTGCCAGTTGTGCAATTGGTCGAATATGGCATTGTCGCACCAATGAAAATGAACATCAGTGACAGAAACATTCGCATGAACGGCGAAATCATTGAGGGCGTAACGGTAACATTCAAAGAACAGTATGCTATAAGTTAGGGGGCACATCATGCAGACGGTCACTTCAGACTTCATCACAAGGGCAAACAAAACGATGCGCAAATTGACGCATCGTGCTTTGATGTCGTTTCCAAGGGCATACAACCCAAGCGTCACATTTTTCACTATTGGTGTTTCAACCATTGGCGGTGCAGACATCATCAAAGGTGATGGCAATGTCGTTGCAGAATGGGATAAGTATCAATATGATGATTATTCATACCGCATCAAAAGTATCGAAGTGACACGCACCGAAGAACAATTGAATTCAACCACACTTGCGCAAGCCGACATTGTGCTTGAAAATCATGACAACTATTTCACGCCAAGTCGTGGTTCAACGATTCAAAACTTTATCTTGCCATACCGACCAGTCAAATTATTTGGTGGGTTTGGTGACGAAGCTATTCCGCAGTTCACTGGACTGACTGAAAAGATGCCAACCATTGACGAAAAAAACAAACTGGCATCATTCCATTGCATTGACTTTATGTATTCGCTATTCAATCGACCACTTGACAACGCCGTGATGTACCAAAGCAAGCGCACCGATGAAATATTGGCGGCATTATTGGTCGCATTCGGAATCACGCCGACACAATACAACTTCGACACTGGATTCAATATTGTCACGTTTGCATTCTTCGACAAGGGTTCAAAGTTCGGCGATGTCGTCAAAGAATTGATGGAAGCCGAAATGGGTCGCTTTTTCATGGATGAACAAGGCATCATCAGATTCAAGAACCGCCAAAACTACACGTCATCACCGCAATGGTTCTTCAATACAAGCAACATTGTCGATATTCAGACCAGCACGCAAGACGACATCATCAACGTCGTGACTGTCAAAGCAAATGTGCGTGAAGTGCAAGCCAAACAGAAATATTGGGAATTACAATCAGCCGTCGAAGTGCCAGCAAGTGGAAGCGTTGACATTTGGGCTGATTTCAACGACCCTGTGACGACTGTTGATGCGCCAGCATATATCACATCGGCAACAACGTCACTTTACACGACCAACACCGCCGCAGACGGCAGTGGTTCGCAAGTAGCAAGTGGAATCAGTTTCAGCAACACATTATTTGCAAAAAGTTACAAAATGACCGTATCGAACAGCAACGCATATTCAGTGTTCATCACATCGCTTGAACTCTATGCCACGCCAGCAGTTGTCGTGAAGCAAATATATACACGTCAGCAGGATGATACCAGTGTCGCAAAATATGACGAACGCATTGTGAATATTGAAAACGACTACATCAACAATGAGGGCGACGCATTTTCAAAAGCAAAAATGATTCTTGATGACTATTCGACATATATGGGTCAGTACGTTTTGACAGTCAAAGGCAATCCAGCATTACAAATTGGCGATGCCGTCAGTGTGAATGTTTGGGGATTTTCAGGCACATACATCATCAACAAGATAATCAACCGATGGGCTGATGGCAAATTCACACAGATATTGACAGTGCGCAAGCGTGTATTCAAAACATATTTCACCATCGGCATTTCGACAATCGGTGGCACGGATGTGATAGCACCATGACGACAATTCAATCAGACAAGACCACACGCCAAACATCAGTGCCATTTGTGGCAACTTCATTCGGTGTGAATCTTGGTTTGCCGAATAGTGATGACACAGTGCAACCAGTTGATAGCGCAGGCGCATCAATCGCCGTCACCGCACTTCGTGTGATGCGATTGTCGAAACCTGAACGTGGCAATCTAACACAAGCATATTTGAATCTATTCATGACAGTTGGTTCAGCCATAACAGCAAAAGTGGCAGTTGGGCGATTCGATACCGATGGAACAACCGCCATCACACCAACACAAGCCGAAATTGATGCAAGTCATTTGAAAATAACTGGCACAACATCACCAATCGCATCAAGTGGCACAACATTCATCATTGATGGCTTGAATGTAGTTTCACAGATACCAAAGAAAGGTGAAACCAACTACAACGCCGATGGCATCGTTTTGATTGTGCAATTCAGCCGTGATTTGACCACAAGTGATTCAGTACGTCGATTTGAACTATCATGCGCAATGCAAATGGGGTTGCTATGAGTGAAACCAGTCGTGCAGATTTGGCATACCCAAAGTCAAAGGTTGATGCAGCAACAGCATTTTGGTTTTCATATTGTGGCGGTTCGGGTGCTGGTGCGTGCTATTTGCCATTAGGGGTCACACAATATGTCTACCCAATCAGAGTGCCAAAATTCACGGTGTTCAATCGTTCATTGCTACTGACAAACAACAACGAAATTGATATTGTCACAGATGCAGGCAACAACGGATTGTGTCCGAATAGTTTTGGCACACGCCAACCGTGGTGGCTTGCATTTTCAGCAACAGGCGTGATGACAGATGCCGAAGTCAAAGCAAGGGGTCGAATATTCAATCAAGCAGCATACCCAGCATATGACATATTCGTGCAATCAAAAGATTTGCCACAACCAAATGACCCAGCATGGCAAGGGCGAATATATGTGCATATTGTTTGGGACTCGCCACTATATATGAACCAAGCCAATGGCGCAGATTTGAACCCCGATATGTTGACCGTCGTGAAACACGATATGGATGAACGCATATGAGTGAAACAACCAAACTTCAACAATACAAGTATTCATTGCGAACCATGGCAATTGCACCAAAAAATATGCCAAACGGCTATATGTGCAATGATGTTTTCTATGTCTACCCTGTACCACCAGACAATGCAATCACGATTGAAAACCTATACTTGCATTTGATTGTCAAATTCAATGTGAGTGTTGCATCTGGCGATAGAATAATCAGAAAAATTGGTATTGCAAATGAAAGACCAACATTCACAAGCAGGTTTTCACCAAATAGACTTCGCACATACGATGTGAATCTATCAGCCGACCCAACAACACGAATCATTGACACACGCATTGACTTGTCGGCATTATTGAAGAAAGACAATGTTCGGTGGCGTGATTTTTACACAGACCCAGCAACAACAGACCAAACATATGTCTATATAGAAACGCCAGCAGGCGGGGGGGATTTGATACTATGCAAGATGGATTGCCTGTATACTACAACGGGAATACGATAAGCCGAAAGATTTCAACCGCTTCACAGCGGAAGCGAATCGAACAGGTTGATGAAATTGCACCGCAACTGATTATGATTCCGAACTTTCCAAAGATATTTGCGACGAATCAGTGCATTTGGTGCATGAATAAATTTGAACATTATCAAATCACATGCCAATTCTGTCACAATTGCCAGTATTGCGGCATGGTTGCTTTCAGTGAAAATGAATGTCAAAACTGTGGCAATCACACTGATGACGAAATCAAACGTGAATTTGAAGAACGCAAGACTGTGATATTTTAGCGGTTATGTTGTACAATAAGAATCAAAAGAAAGGCACAAGCAAAATGAACGTATCGGATGAATTAGTCAATCACATGTTGCGGAATCTACCGCAAGACCAACAGCGTATCATGTCGGGGATTCTGACTGATGAAATCACACATGAAGTCATTTGCAACAGCCAAGATGTCTTTGAAGATGTCGAATTGGAAACCACCGACAAAAAAGGCAAGGTCAAAAAGACCACTGAAAAACGTCTTGTTCAAGAGGGTGTCAAAGGTCGTGTGATAGCATACATCACCAAGCAAAATCAAATTATACCGACTACAAATGAAGATGGCATTACGTTTCTTCGTTCGTCACGCAAGCGCACAGACGGCGAATGGGGCTTTGAAAGTTGGTGTGGCACTGATAGTCGCATTGCACCAAATGAAGCAGGCATCTTGCACGCCAATGGTCAACAGCCAAGCAAAGATGATTTGTATGCTATGGCTGAACGATTGCAGAAAAACCCACCGAAATACGCTACAATAAATGGTGAACGTGAAGTTGATGGATTTATAATCAGAGAGGTGAGGAAATAAAAATATGGCATACACAGCATGGTCAGTCGTATTCGGCGAACAACCAACCGCAGCAAAGTGGAATCAATTAGGTACAAACGACGCTGGTTTCAAGGATGGCACTAACATTGATAATGATGCAATTATTGCACGGCACATTGATGACGGCGCAGTTCAATTGAAAACAGACATCACCACATATGGGAAATGTCGTTTGTTTAATAGCGCAAACCAAGTCATTGGAACTGGTGGTTGGACAAGTTTCACTTTTGACTCTGAAGATTCAGATGGTGATGCGATGCACTCTACTGGTTCAAGAATAACAATTCCAACTGGCGGCGATGGTTGGTATTATATAGCTGGTCAAATTAGGTGGTCAGCCAGTGTAACAGGCGCACGAGGTTTGAAATTCAAGAAGAACGGTGCAGCAAGTTCAAAAACTGGTGGATTGTTTGAAGCAACACCATCGGGTGGTGCTGGTGCAACAAACTTATATTGTTCAACTATGGCATATCTTGTGGCTGGTGATTATATAGAAATGCAAGGATACCAGACATCTGGCGGAAACTTGAATGCTGAACCAAATAGTGGTGAATACGAACTTGGAACTTACTTCATGATGGCAAGGATGCCATAGGTGGTTTGAAATGGACTTGTCGTCATTAGTACAAAACTTCGGACTACCAGTCGCAACAGCCATGTTTTTTATTTGGATGTATGTCAGCCAAGCCAAAGAACACAAACAAGACTTGAAAGACATTGCCATCAAATCTGTGCTTGCCATTGATGCTGGAACTGATGCAATTCGTGATTCAACCGAACAGATGAAACTTAACAATGCCGCACTTGGCGACAATTCACGCACTTTGGCTGAAGTCCGTGTCACTATGTCGAACAGGGGGATGCAACAAAATGGCATGGGAAACGGTAGCTAGTATGTTTACAGCAATAACCTTAATCGCTATAATTCTGATTAGCGGTGGCGCAAGATTGTACACAAAAAAGAAATTCGATGTGTCCGAACATTTCAGCGTGATTGACGATGCCGTGAAACGTCAAAATATAGCAAAAAGGAAATTGCATCATGTACAAACTAGGTAAAATCAAAACGACACGCCGACAAATATTCGACGCCATAACAATTTCAGGAATTATCATCGGAATCATCGCACTGATTTCGCTATTATTTTATTACACGATACCGATGAAATTTGCCGACATCAAAGTGCCAGTCGCAACCGACAAATCATCATACTACCCATCGCAAGAAGTCGGTGGCATCTTTTTTGGTGAAATATTCTACAATGGCGAAGTTCGCATCTTGCGTGAAGTATTTTGCGCAAATTATCATGGAATCATCACGCCACCAGACAATGCCACAGTCGATGGAAACTTTCTTGGTTGGCAAAGCAAAGCACGCAAACTGAACGGCACAACAATCGACATCGGTGTGTTGCCAGCAGATGTGCCAGTCGGCGCAAACTGTGTGATTCAATTTACGAACGTCTACAACATCCAAACACCATTCGGCATTCGCAAAGAAGAATATCAATATTACACGCAAAACTTTTCTATCACTACCAAAGAAAAGCGTGATGCCATTGAAACCGAAGCGGCAGAAACAAACGCCGCAACTTCATCTGATGGTGGTGGAACTGATGAAATAATAAACAACACAACCACAAACAACACGACAAACATCAGTTCACCACCTGTCAATGTTGAAGAAAAGTGTTCAATTGATATTCTGTTCATCAAGTTTGGGTGCGAAAAACAAGCAGACTGACAATGCTATAATGATTATGTAATAAACGAAAGGGGAAAGACGATATGTCACAAATAACAGTTGCCGATATTAGCCGATGGCAAGGCACAATCAATTGGGATGCTTTCAAAACAGCAATTCAAGGGGTTGTCATCAAAGCAGGTGGTGCAGATGCAGGCATCTACTATGACCCAAAGTGTGCCCAAAACAAAAACGAAGCACGCCGATGTGGTGTGCCGATTTGGTTCTATTGGTACAAAGGCGCATCAGGAACGGCAGCACAGCAAGCCGACGCATTCTTGTCAGCCATTGGCGATTTGCGTGATGGCGAAGCATTGGTGCTTGACGACGAAAACGAAGCAGTGGTCAACGTATCATTCATATGTGCATTTGCAGACCGCATCAAGGAACGCACAGGGCGCACAATCATCATCTATTCAAACCAAGCACGATTTGTTGGTAATTTTCAGCCAATCAAAGACCGCAACATTGGCGCATGGGTTGCAAAATATGGCATGAATGGCGGTGATGTAGCAAGCGCAGGCAATCCACCAAGCATTGCAACGCTTTCAATCATTATGTGGCAGTACACAAGCCGTGCAAACGTCGCAGGCGTCACAGAAAACACCGTTGACATGAATCTATTCTATGGCGACCAAACAGCATTCGTCGCATACGGTGGCGGTCAAGCGGTAACAGTTCAACCATCAGCACCACAAACAAACGCACCAAGCGCAATCACTGGCACATATACTGTGGTCGCAGGTGATACGCTTTCAGGTATTGCAGCCAAGTTCGGCACGTCATATCAGGCACTTGCCGCATCAAACGGCATTGCCAACCCGAACGTCATCAATGTCGGTCAAATCATCAAAGTACCAACCAGCGGTTCAACGCCAGCACCAGCATCAAAAGGCAGTACATACACGGTTGTATCAGGTGATACATTATCAGGAATTGCAGCAAAATTCGGCACAACGTATCAAATTATTGCGCAGATAAATGGAATCACTAATCCAAACGTCATTTCAGTTGGTCAAGTTTTGACTATTCCATCAACGAAGACACAAAAACTTGAGGGCGGCATCAATCACGTTGTTGCAAGCGGCGAAACTCTTTCGGGTATCGCAGCAAAATATGGAACGACATATCAGGTGCTTGCGCAACGCAACGGAATCAGCAACCCGAACTTGATATTTGTCGGTCAACAAATAAGAATTAACTAGAAAGGAAACACGAACATGTCAGAAGTCGAAACAACAATTTCATTCATCAAAACCATCATCGAAAGTGGTTTGATTGGTGGAACGCTAGTCATGACAGTTGTGCAGTTTTTGAAATCAAACTTCATACCGTCACAGCTTGCAAATAAGTACCCACGCATCACCACAGGCATTTTGTCGCTTGTCGGCGCACTGGTTGCCACATATGCGCAATGTAGCGTTGCATCAGCCGTTTGCACGGCTATGATTGCCACGCCACTTGGTATCGCATCCACGGCGGTTGCAATCTTCATCATTGCGGTGCTGATTTACAACAACGTATTGCGCAACAAGCCACAAGCCTGATACAATCAAAAAGTTCAGTTGTGCGACATCAATCCCAATGGCAGAAATGCAGGTGTCGGCGGAATGAACAACTATTGTGAGATGTAGTTTGAAACACGAAAGACGGCACGAGTTCAGCCGTTTTTTGTGTATTTATAGGGAAAAGTACAGAAAAGTATTGACAAAATGAACATTGTTTGCTATAATAATATACAGAATCAAGAATGAATTATGCGTATTGATTCCACATTCGGCAAATGGTCGGCGATAACCGATTGCGTAACCGAAGAAGATTATCGAAAATTGAACGAACCGTCTATCAAAGGGCGGTTTTTTCTTTGTCGGAAAGTATAGAAAAGTATTGACAATGTGTGCATGGCTTGATATTATAGATACATAACAAACGAAAGGTATATTTGACGATATGCAAACCAACGAACCACACACCAAACAAATCACTTGCCCTGAACATCCACAGGGCGACCACACAGCCACTTTGTACACGTTCGGGCATCAATACGCTGGTATTTGGGAATGTCCAGTCACAGGGGCTTCAGACAGCCATGAACACGAAAACACGCACGTCGAATCAGTCACACAAGACCATTTGGGTGCACAAGGTCACTACCAGACCGAATCTTCAATATATGTTTGCGACGATTGTGAATGTCAAGTTGACGGCGACCCAACGGCTGATGCAGCCGAAGCGAAAGCCGACATGGATGCAGACAATCATCGTGATGAACAATAATCAATAATAGAAAGGGGTGTCATGAAGACAACCGAAACAATCACAAAGAAATATACTATCAGCAAAGACACAGTGGTCACAGTGAAAAGCGACCCAGTGAAACAAGACGGCGCAACCGAAACTTGGAAAAACGTCATCACCATCAAGCACGTTGCTGAACGACTTGACCCATTATCATTTGAAGACAATGACGCAATCGCAGAATTTGTCGGCACATTGGATTTCGACGACCCACAGTTGAAATTATTGGATGAAAGAGAAAATGGAAACAACTAATCAAATCAAAGACATTGCCGACAAGTTGGTCACAACGCTTGACACTATGATGCCAAGCGAACAGGCTGATGCAATCGTTCGTGATGTTATCGAAGAATTGTACAATGATATTCTTGGAATAAAGGGCAAGATAGTTGTTGATACTGATTCGCCAGTTGGCATTTTGCATGGTGGGTTTGGGAAGAACGGCAAACGTGCAGCAATGACGATGGCAAAATATAAGTTCGAGGTGCAAGCATGAGTGAACAACAACGTCTTTTCGATAGTTACAAAATCACGAGGGTTGAAAACATTTCCAAAATGGCAACCGACACGGCATTCATTGCATTTCATCGTGCGAATCCATGGGTGGTTGTCGAACTTGAAAAGATAGCATGGGAAATGTTGCGCAGTGGGCGCAAGAAAATCGGCATTCAAGCATGTGTTGAAATATTCAGATGGGAAGCACGACGCCACACCATCGGAAACGATTTCAAGTTGAACAACAACTTTTGTTCACGCTATGCACGCATGATTCTTGACCGAAACCCACATTGGGGTCAAGTTTTTGAATTACGCAGCTTGAAGAAGCAACGAAATGCACCAAAGATGACTATTGACCCATCTTTGAATCAAACAACGCTAGAAACGGCTGAAAACAGCCAGAAAGGGCAAATGTCATGAAACCAGACGAAAACTTCGCAGAATATGTCGATTTAGGCACACAAAGGCTTCAAATATTCGCAATGCGTTCAGACGGCAAGTCAATTTGGTCAATCAGCAATATGAGTGGCAATATCGACATAAGCATCAAATCAATGGATGCCGACGCACTTCAGCAATTGAAAAACATCCGCAAAGCAATCGACGGTGCAATTAAGTTTATGAACGATAAACCGAAAGACATCGACGTTGCGAAAGGAAAAAACAACGATGAATCGCAAACATAACACGTTGAAGCATGAAATTGCAACGATATTGGTATTCATTGCATTTGTCGGATTCTTCAGCGTATTGGCAATCATGCTTTGTATCATCGGCACAATATGGGCTTTTCAACTATATTTTTCATCTGGTTGGTGGGCGGCATTATTGGTCATGGGTGGTATGCTTGCAATATACGCATTCACATTATCAATCGCACTTGAATTCATTGAAAGGAAATCAACAAAATGACATACGACAAAGAATAGTATCGACCAGGAGAAATCGCACAAAACCGCTGGATTACGAATTCATTGAACAGCGACAAGGAATCAGCCAACTATGACTATATTCTTGAAGAAATAAAACGTGGCACATTGAAAGCACGAAACTATTCCAAATCTGAATATCGACCATATTGGTTGGTGTCGGCAAAGGAAATCGAAAGGTATCGCACTAGCCATGACAAGCAAGCCTGACATGTTCATTTGGGTGTACGAATACAACTACCGTGTCTATGAAGACGACAACGGCAATCGAACGTCGTCGCCGAACTATCGCAAATCATGGCGCAAGCACGCCGTGGTTGACGAAACATCACGCAGTTGGGTACTAGACGACGGAACGAAAATTCCGAAGAACGGCAAAGCATCATTCGACAGACTAGGCAGCTATGTCGACCATGTATTCACACAAGAAGAAGTCGACGGCAGGGTATACCGCCACGACAATGCACACAAGATTGCCGATGCGGTTGGTCGGGTAAGTCCAGAAGTGTTGAAAAAAGTCGCAGATATAATCGGGTACACCGAAAAGGGGGAAGTGTGAACAATAATCTGACAATTGAAGAATCAGCAAAGTTGACTTGTGAATGGGAATTGACTTGCCAGACTGGTGATGAGGTTTCGGAATGAGTGAAAAAATAACAATCATTCCGCAAACAATACAAGTTGGTAATTCAACATTAAAAGCCGAATCATATGATTGTGATATTGATAATAAGAATAGAATTACATACAAATCACATGATTTATGGACACCACAAGAAGTCATATTGTCATTCCGTACAATTGAAGACATGGAAATATTGCTTGAACGAATGGGCGCAAAGGTAGTCAAATGATTCGCTATTCCAAACGACTACAAACCAAAGTTGGCGACCCTGTGACGATTCGCATCTTCACCAACAGCAAGTTCAGATTCGTGCTTGCATTCATTCGTGGATGGTTTGAATTCAGCCGTGGCAATTCATACGAATACAACGATAGATGGTAAAATTGTGACAGCAGCGGTGTGTTCGGTCACTACTGTTGCACAAATGAAAGTATAGAAAAGTATTGACAATTCAAACAATCTTTGCTACACTGAAAGTACCATAAAAAATATCACGAAAGGATAAATGACGATATGGCAAACAACAACAAAACACAAAAAGAAGATGCACCAGTTGCATCACAAAAAAAGCAAGTGCCAGCAATAATCAAGACGATTGTTTCACTGGTTGAGGTAGTAGCACGTTTCTTGACAGCATACCTCTTACTGAATAACTTCGACCACATTGTGGCGGTAGCGGTTGCATATTACATGCTTATCACCGCAGCTGGAATGTTCGTCGCAGTATTCCACAAAGCTTTCAAAAACTAACGAAGCAGCCGTCATCACGACGGCTTTGCTTCATACTCATGAAAGGGGTATTTGATGGCTGATACAACAGCAGCAACACAAGCAAAAGCACGCAAGACGGAATTGAAAAACAAGTTCGGTGAATTCATACCTGACGGAACTGACCCAGAATTTATATACAATCAGTGGGTTTCAGCACTTTTCGCCAAGGAAGAAAAACCAGACGATGACATTCTATTTCGTGCGCTAACAATGGCAAAACTGGCACACATAGACATTCGTGGCGGTTTGCTATATATCAAAGATGGCAACGTCATCATCAACATTGATGGACTTGTCGCAATCGCCGACCAAACTGGTCAATATGGCGGTACATCGAAAGTCGAATATCAATACGACGATTCAAAGAAAGCCGTTTCAGTTCGTGTCGGTATTTATAAGGTCATCGGCGAACACGTCTTGACGCCTGAACAAATCGTTTTCATGGATGAATACGACACCAGTGATGGCTTGTGGGCTGATGCCAAAGACGGTGGCAAGAAAATGTCAATGTTGAAGAAAGTCGGACTGGCGCACGTCATCCGTGCATCGTTCACCACATGTGCTGGTTTGTACATTCCTGAAGAAGTTGACGGCAAGTTCAAAAAGAAACCAGCCGCCAAAACACCAACGGAAATGGAATCGAACATCAAAAAGGCACTTGCCAAGAATCGCAAAAAGGGCGAATCTAGTATTGAACCAATAAAAGCAAAGAAAGCATGACGATATGCAATTCTATGAATTAGAACCAAACCGACCATTCTATGTGGCAAACTATTTCAAAAATGGAAATTTGAAAGATTGGACTATTTGCAAAAAAGGCGAACACGGCATTTTGATATGGTTCAGAATTGAAAAATTTTGGATAAACCCACCAACAGATACAGCGATGGAATATAGAATCATCACAAAAATTGAAAAATACGGTGTGAAATACTTGTCGCAGAAAGAAATTGAAGAATATGCAATACAACATTAAAAATGACGGCAAACTTCATTCAAGATATACCG